GGAGAAGAGTTGCCAAAGACCGTCGGTCTTGGGGGCTCTCTGATCCATCGTATGCCTGACGGAGAAACACAGTATCTATCAGCCTCGCGTGTGACCCATAGGCCTGGGTACAAGGTGGAAGGCAACACCTACAGGCAATCACTCGCTTTCCGACTGGTTGGACGAAACACCTTTAGTGGTCTCTGTGGAGCACCACTTGTGATGGATTACAGAAAACCCTATATTGCCGGCATACATTTTGCTGGTCATGAGGGAACCCCCGATGGGGCTGTACACGCCATCACGCGTGAGGACCTGCAAGAGGCTGAGGACTTCTTCTTGGAGGCACCAGGTGTAGAGTTCTTGTCCAGCGGGACTTTGAGCACTGAGTCTGTGGGTGTGGAGTTTGGCCCTCTGGAAGATGCCCACGCAAAAAGTGTGACCAATTTCCAGGCGATGGGAAGTACTTTTGATTTCTACAGGAAGATTCCAGGATCCCGCAGATCTTATCGTTCGGAAGTTGTGGATTCGGAGATCTCTGAGAGCGTCAAGGTGTGCTTGGGGGCTCCCCAGGCACATGGTCCTCCATTTCAGATGGGGAACTGCATGCACTTCCAGAGGCACCTAGCCAACATATCAGCTGTTGATGAGAATGTGGATAGACGCATATTGCTGTATGCAGAGAGCGATCTACTCCTCAAAGCTGAGGCCAATTGTAGAGCCTTTCCTGAAGATCTTGTTAAGATCAAACCAGTGAGTGAGGCCGTCAATCTTGGTGGTCTTATGGGCGCTTGGGGCTACGATGGTATGAATAAGAGCACTTCGAGCGGTTGGCCGTTGAACCGCCCGAAGTTGGAAGAGTTTATACTTGTCTCCGAGGCCACTGAGAGTGAGAACGCTGTTTACACACTCAGTGATCGCATCAAAGAGGAAGTGGATCGCATTGAGCAGTGTTATCTGCGTGGCGAGAGGGCATATATGATCTTTAGGGCCAATCTGAAAGATGAGCCCACGAAGATCGGTAAAGACAAGGTGAGAGTCTTCGCCGGTGCCCCTCTTGCATTTAGCTACCTAATCCGCAAGTATTTCCTGGGAGTGATTGTATTTATACAGAGTCATCCAGTGGAATTTGAGTGTGCGGTTGGCATTAATGCTCACGGTCCAGATTGGACCAAACTCATGCGTGCCATTGAGAAGTTTGGACTGGACCGTGGAGTTGCCGGTGACTACAAGGCTTATGACACGACCTGCTCGGCAACAATCATGTCGAGTGCATACAAGGTCATTTTGGTCATGGTGCAAGAGGCATGTAAGTTGAATGATGCCTTCACCGATGATGACATTAGGGTCATGCGTGGATTAATTACTGATCTCTGCCAGCCCATTTATGAGCATGATGGTAATTTGATTGGTGTCGTGGGATCGAATCCTAGCGGACACAATCTTACCGTCATCGTAAACAACCTGTGTAACAGTTTGTACATGCGATATGCTTATTATGGGTTGTCAGAAAAAGAGGACATCAATCCTCCACCGTTTGATGAGAGGGTGGCACTCATTTGTTATGGAGATGATAACAAGATGGGTGTGCATCGCGACGCGCGC